AAGTATCCTTCAATCACAACCATTTTACAAGTTCGTAATAAGTCTGGACTTGATCAATGGCGTAAACGTGTGGGCGAAAAGACTGCTAACTACATTGCTGGTAAAGCAGCCGCTCGTGGTACTAAGGTACATCACATGTGTGAGGACTATCTAAACAATATGGAATCTAATTTTCCCAAAGATTGGGAGAAGCATAAGAAGGATTTCCTGCCTTTTTGTTTGTTTGGTCAATTAAAAACCGTTATTCAGAATATAGATAACATACATGCACAAGAAGCAGGCCTCTATTCTGATAAATACAAGGTAGCAGGAAGGGTTGACTGTATCGCAGAGTACAATGGAGTGCTGTCGATTATAGACTTCAAGACTTCAACCAAAGAACGCAATGATGAATGGAATGAAAACTATTATATTCAATGTTCGGCTTATGCAGAGATGTATGAAGAAAGAACTGGTACAGAGATAGAACAAATTGTTATTCTATGTGTAACCGAAGACGGCACTGTACAAGAGTTTGTAAAAGAGAAGTATGATTACCTCGATTCATTGGTAGAAACCGCTACCATATGGAGAGAACAAAATGAAACACCTAATAGCAATATGGGCGGTGTTTCTGTTAATGGGTTGTCAGACCAACAATAATATTCCCAAAGACAGCATATCGTCTACACCAATAGTAGAAGCAGATGAAGAGCTGGCAGAAGAATCTCAAAAAACGCCAGAAGAACCAAAAGTGGAAGGTCAACTAAACCAACCTCAAGTTGGTGCCTTTGTGGTACACAGACCAACTCTATGCGGGGATGCTGTCTCAATAATGACGGGGATTGAAAAGAATTCTAAAGAAGAACCTGTTGCTTTTTGGACTGATGCTCAATATGGACATAAGGTTATGATGCTTCGTAATGATGAGACTAAGACTGTTAGTATGATTGAATGGCCTAGGCCTGAGATTGCTTGTTTTATATCAGTTGGTACTGATTCTATGATGAAACCAGCTGAAGATGTTGGACAGAAAGTAGTTTATAAAAGGGACTTGACATTTGCACCTTGATATGGTATAAATAGTATACAATTTGATGATACGAATTGAAAGCTGAACTGGACGAGGGGGCAGTACCCTCCGCCTCCACCAAAAGGAGACTAGAATGCTAGAGATATTGTTAGGGGATTCTGATGAAGACCCCCTTAGTACGAGAGGTTAGTAAGTGGATGTTTAAAGCATATATCGTTTGGAGTATATGTGCTGACATTACCCTACTAGCGGGTTTAATATACCTAGTCTTTTTTTGATGGGGGCGAAATAGGATCGACAGGCAGAGATAGATGAGTGGAGAATTGTCGGATGACTCCGTTATTGGTCAAATTAGTAAATGCAAACGATAATATTGCATATGAGGATTTCGCACTAGCTGCGTAATCTGTCGGGGTTCGGGGAGTAACCTAGCAACAGAATACTCCCCACTTTATTCGTAAAGGGGGTTGACATATACATAAGACTATGTTATACTCTGTACATAATAAGAATTCGGGTGAAAGCTCGATGAGTTTGGAAGTTCTCTTGTAAAAACTTCACAATAAAAGTTGATGCTTTTTTCAACTTATTTGTCATGTAAAGGATATTTTATGACTATTACTACCCAGGCCGCTAAGGTCGAAGCCGCACTCGTAAATGGTGCATCACTAACCGCTAAACAGATTACATCACGTTATGGTGTTAAGAACGTCCGTTCGGTAATCAGCAAACTTCGTTCTGAAGGTCTTACGATCTATCTGAATAAGCGTGTGTCCACCTTTGATGGTCTATCGTATATGAAGTACATGATTGGTACTCCTACACGAGCAGTAGTTGCAGCCGGTTACAAGGCGCTACGTGCTTAAAACGTAATACCTTGTTGACCGATAGACAGGTCATTAATTAGTGTCTATCGGGTAATGCCGTAATACATTCGGGTCATGCCGTAATACATGCGAGTGGGGTCTATGGTTAACCCCACACTTTATTATTTTAATTGGAGAAGACTATTGTCATTGAACACACCGAAAACTTTCGCTATCAAGATAGAAGAAGTTGTTAAAGAAAAAAAGATATCACATATGGATGCTGTCCTGTGGTATTGTGAGGATCAAGCAATTGAACCAGATTCGGTTAAGAGTTTAATCTCCAAAGCGTTGAAGGAAAAGATCGAAGCTAATGCTAGAGATTTGAATTTCCTTCCCCGCCAGGCACAATTGCCAATATAGCTAGGAGCTACTATGTTTATTCTACTTGCAATCATTCCACTTATATTTGTAACCGCCAATGATGAGGCGCTAGACAAGTTCGCAGAAGAACGTGCTTTAGGTGCAGAATGGCACTACGTAGGTAAACAACCAGTAGACCCAGATGCTAAATCTATACCCCTACAAGTAGAGGGTGAAGAACCTTATATTTTATATAAGTTGAAAATGCCAGATGCGAAATAGTCTATTACAGGCTATTATAGTATTATTACCAACGTACATTGTCGCCTATTTTACAGACAAGATGATATACGTTATTCCTATGTTGGCTGCATGTTCGTTTATTGCAGCCAGTTTATCTCCTGCTAGTGTGAGAAGTAGAGTTGAAGAAGATGGCTACCGAAAAGACGATGGAACCGATTGACGTTTATTTGATGTATTGTGCATTGAAGGCTCATTTCGGCAAGGGTGATTACGACTACATCACCTATAAAGGTAAGACAAAGATCAAGAGAGAATCGTTCTATAAACGTAAAGATAGAGGTTTCTTCGCTCGTATATCTAAGAAGTATTCAAATCCACAGGATTACTTTATAGCAAATTTCATCAAGGACAGAAGTGGCTATGTTGCTAACTTCACTGATGAACATTATCAATCGTGGAAATTAAAGAGACAAGGTTTCTTTGAAGAATTTTTAGTTGAACTACAACCCCTAATCAATGCCCCACCGTTTGACAATCTTTTTAAAGTTGAGGATGGCACTCATCCTAAGCTCTTGAAAGAATTTCTTGGTGGGCGTGTGTCTATAGAGACAGTAATTATATTAGATGAACTGGTTGGGTTCAGCGTAGAATGGGATCAAAAACTGAATGAGGATGTTATATGGCCTAACTTAAAAAAACTTATGAAAGATTACAAAAGGTTCTTGACAATTGATGTCAAGAGGTATAAACTAAAGCTATTGAAGTTGATAGAGGAGTCCAATCATGGATGAAAAAAATAAGGCCATTTTGGCCAAGACGGTCAGAGTCGAAGGGTTCTTTGAATCCAAGACTGCCGAACTTACAGCTCAAGTTTCGAAACTTGAGGGAGAGTGTGCTGAGTTGGTAGTTTCCAACAAAGAACTCTCAGAGCGTTGTGCTAAGTTAGCAACACGCCATCCTACGTGGCCGCAAGGTTATAAACCACGTAAGTATGTGAATAACGGAAGTCGATGACAACTGTTGTTGTAGTCGGTGGTGGTACAGGAGGCGCACTAACGTGTGGCCTCCTTGCTACTAATGGTTATAATGTTATATCTGTACGTAGTGTAGATATACCTATAATTGGTGTAGGTGAAAGTTCTACTCCACCACTCGTAGCCGCATTAAATCGTATGGGTATTGCCAAGGAGTTTGTTGAATCAAATAATTGTTGGCCAAAATACGGTGTTGTCTTTGAAGGTTGGGGTGATACTCCAATGGTTGGTGGATGGCCTGTTAACGGTAGACGTAATGAATGTATTACCTACCTAGAGGGTTTAACGAGAGGCGAAGAGATAGGTCGTATCGGTAGTGAAGTCATAGATGGCAAGATGCCGTATATGGAAGAAGCTGATAGGTTCTATACTACTATAGCATTGCATATAGATTCTACTGATACATCTGAGTTTATATTTGATAAGTTTAAAGATAAGATACAAACTGTTTATGGTAATGTTGTTGATGTCCAAAAGGGCTCACAGGGTATTGACCATATACTAGTTGATAATACTGGCGCCAATGGCGGTGCCACAGTATTATCTGGAGATTACTTTATTGATGCCACGGGGTTCAGTAGAGTGTTGATTAAAGAGATGACTGATTCCTTTATCCCGTCAGAGATACCAACGAACTCTGCTGTGTTTGGTGAGATAAAGAGATTAGATAAGGCGCCAAACGAGGTTTTGTTTGGATGGAATAGTATGATGACTACCGCTAAGACAGCGACTGCTGGGTGGATGTGGAACATACCACTGAGAGATAGATACGGTTCTGGGTATGTTTATAGTTCTGATTTTCTTACAGAGGAAGAGGCAGAGAAAGAGTTTTATGATTATAGTGGTTGTGAGAAGTTTGGACATATGCATTATACGCCTGGATGGATGGCTGACCCAGCAGTAGGTAACTGTTTCGCAGTAGGTATTGCCGCTGGATTTTTAGATGCTTTGGACTCTCCGTCTATTGGATTGACCGTACTACATATTATGAGTTTCATGAGGAATAAGGAAACGCCCCATAAACACAATAAGTACTGTTCTGGTGCATTTAATGAGTTAGAAGAATACCTCTTAATGCACTATAAAACCTGTAATAGAACTGAAGCATTTTGGAAGAGCTTCACTCACTTTACAGAAGAGGAAATGAAACTAAGATTTGTGATGGCAATAAATTCTAAGGATTGGGATGATAGGTCTGTTAGTGGATTCACTAATAGTGCCACTGCTAGAATTATTACACACAGAATGAAAATCGATGAAGACTATGCTAGTATGATATATGAGAATATACCTCAAGCAGAACGAGATCAAGCAAAGATTCAATGGATCATGGCTAGAGATCAATTCGTACCATTTTCATACGAACTGTTTACACGGCACGTATTGGAAGCAACTAACATCAAAGAAAGAGAAGGACAGTTTAGATGAGTAAAGTAACATATGTCGATCACATGGGATCAGACCTATCCGTAGTTAACGCTGCTAGGGTTAGTTTTGCAAAAACGTCAGAGTGGATGTCTATACCAGAAGCAGGCCCAACAGTGGGTCTTTTGACTGAACAAGATGAGAAGATCATTAATTATCTTGCTAAGCATAATCATTGGAGTCCTTTTGGTCATGCATCTTTACAAATCCATGTCAAGGCCCCAGTGTTTGTTGCCAGGCAGTTGGTTAAGCACCAAGTTGGATTGGTGTGGAATGAAGTATCTCGTAGGTACGTAGATCATGAAGTAGAATTTCATATGCCCGATGCATGGCGTGGTCGTGCTGATGATAAGAAGCAAGGATCGTCAGATGAAGAGATTGATATCAATCCTAGACATTCTATGGTAGATGATTATGAACAGGTTTGTCAGAAAGCAAAG